AAATTGGAGATCGCATAATGGCGAGACAGATTTGGGTCGGTGGCGGCTATGGCGTCATACACGAAGATGGCACCGAGGAATACTGGGCCGGGCCGGCTGTTGGCGTCCTTAATGAGGATCAGGATGCCGGTGGGGGAGGGGCTACGACGCTTACCGCCGAAGCTGGTTCGTTCACGCTTAGCGGACAAACCGCATCCCTGCTCCACGATCGAACGTTACCAGCAGCAGCCGGTTCGTACTCGCTTACCGGCCAAGCGGCAACGCTCACAAAGGATAGCGTTCTAGCCGCCGCACAAGGCACGTTTACCGTCACTGGCCAAGAGGCTTCCCTGATTCACAATCGAGTGATCGCAGCGGGAACAGGCACGTTCACGCTGACGGGTCAGGACGCAACGCTGACGGTCGAATCGGCGAACAGCCTAGTCGCTGAGGCGGGTAGCTTCACGCTCACCGGCCAAGATGCAGTACTCATCAAGGCGAACAGGCTGCCAGCCAACGCCGGTTCGTTTTCGCTCTCGGGTCAAGCCGCACAACTCTCTGTCGGCAGAACGCTCGATGCTCAGGCGGGTGCGTTCAACCTGACCGGGAACGCCGTCAACTTCACCATCGACCGTGTGTTGGGTGCGGCGACCGGCTCGTTCGCTCTCACCGGCCAAGACGCAACGCTGACTTACACGCCAGCGGGAACGACGGCAACGTTTGTCAAAATTCGCAACGCAACGCTGAGGACGGCAAGAGCTTCGGCGACGTTAAAAACCGCTCACGCTTCGGCAACACTTAAGGCTTAGGAGATTTCAAGTGGCCACGTACCAGAAGTTCAATCAGTTTGTCGAGGACTTGGCTCACAAGGTCCACGACTTCAGCAACGACACGTTGAAGGTGATGTTGACGCTGACGGCACCAACAGCGACCGATGCGGTCAAGGCTGACCTGACCGAGATCGCAGCAGGCAACGGCTACACCGCAGGCGGCAACACGATCACTATCAGCAGCAGCGGACAGACGACCGGGACGTACAAGCTCGTCTTGGCGGATAGCGTGTTCACCGCATCGGGTGGTGCGATTGCGGATTTCCGTTATGCGGTCATCTACAACGACACGCCGACCAGTCCGGCTGACCCGCTAATTGGGTTTTATGACTACGGTTCGACACTGAGCCTCGCCGACGGTGACTCGTTTACGGTCGACCTTGATCCAACCAATGGCTTTTTCACGCTGGCGTAACAATGGCAACACTACTCACGCCGCAAAACGCAGATTACGTCAACGCCGGGGAGTCGGCGGTGGTGATGGCGACGCTGTATGACACGAGCGGCGATGCGTTGAATAAGGCGGCGGTGAGTACGCTGACGCTGACGCTGGTCGATGATGGCAGGAACGTAGTCAACAGCCGAGACGGCCAGAACGTCCTGGATGCCAACGGGGGAACGCTGGCAGCAGACGGCACAGTGACAATGATCCTTTCGCCATCGGATACGGCGATGGTGGACGGCGAGAGCGATCTGGAACGGCGTTATTTGCAGTTTGCTTGGACGTGGAGCGACGGCAGCAACACGCTGACCGGGAAAGAGGATTTCTTTGTTGAGATCAAGAACTTTCAAACCTCTTCGGCATCTGGCGTGGGGTGGCTGGGATGAGGCTTTGCAAGTGCGGTGCGATTACTAAGAAAGGGCTTTGCGACAAATGTAAGCCGCCGCCACCGAAACAAATCCGCGGCACGACTAAAGAGCGAGGCTACGGCCACGATTGGCGGAAACTTTCCGAGTACGCTCGTGGCGAAGAACCGCTTTGCAAGGTTCACGAAGCACGAGGCATCGTGCGACCTGCGGAAGAACGGCACCACATTGAGAAGATTCGAGACGCACCGGACAAACGGCTCGACTGGGACAACACGATTTCGGTTTGCAAGGATTGCCACAAGGAAATCGAGGGAATGGGACGCGAGGAATTGACTCGATATTTGCAACAACTGGAAAACGAGGCGTAGCCCATGCCGGGACGCAAGGGACAACGATCAGGTGGACACAACAAGAAATCAGCCGAAGAGCACCAGCGTGACGGGACGCGTAGCCACGAGGGCGAAACGAACGCTCCCGTTGCTGGTGCTCTTGATTCTGTTATGGCTGTGGTCGGCACCGACAGCGGAAGCGAGATGGATCGGCTGTACCGAATCTACGTCGCCGCGGCAAACCAATGGGCAATGGACCCCGGCGACAAGGATTCGCGGCTTTCGGCAACCGCTGCGTTTGACCGGTACATGCGTATTGCAAGCGAGCTTGCACGAGAGAAGCCAAAAGAAGAACCTCCGCATCAGCCAAGCGATGGGCCGTCGCTTTCGATGGCTGATTTGCTCAAGTCACGAGGCGGCAATGGAGCATCCGAAACAGCAGGTTGAGCGGTACATCAACGGTGTACTCGATGGCGATATTGTCGTCGGTCGACGGGTTCGGCAGGCTGTGGAGCGGCACATCTATGATTTAGAAAACGCGGGTAGTCGTGGGCTGTATTTCGATGAAGACAAGGCCGCAGCGTCGATCCTGTGGTTTCCTATTTCGCTGCGGCACGTTGAGGGCGAATGGGCAGGGCAGCCGGTCGAGCTAACGGACAATCAGGCGTTTATCGCTTGGTCGCTGTTTGGGTGGCGTCGTGCGGACGGCTGCCGAAGGTTTCGTCACGCTTACATTACCTGCGGTCGCAAGTGGGGAAAGTCGACGGTTGCCGCGGGGCTGGGTTTGCAGTTGCTGACGTTTGACGATCCGCTGGAACATGGGGCTCAGGTCTACTGTGCGGCGACCAAAGAAGACCAGGCCAAGATTGTGTTTCGGGTGGCGTCTGCGATGGCGGACGGCTCGCCTGAGGTGAAGCGTCAGGTCAACGTGCTGGCCAAGTCGATCGTGACCAAGAAGGGATCGTTTCAGCCGAACAGCTTTTTTAAACCGCTAGGAAGTGACAGCCGGACATCGGACGGGTTCAACGTACACGCCGCGGTGCTAGACGAAATCCACGAATGGGGAGAGCACCATAAGGGGCTATGGGACAAGTTGAACACCGCCCACGGTTCACGCAGGCAACCGCTGATCATCACGATTACCACGGCGGGCGACGACATGTCGAAGCTGTGGCTGGAAGTCGATCGACTGAACTGTCAGGTGCTCGACAACTACGACGCCGACGAGCCACCTGGGGACCACCGCTTTGCGTTTATCGCTCGGATGGATGAAAAGCGGGCTTGCGACTGCGGCGGAATTCAGTCTTGTAAGAAGTGCAACGGAACCGGAGAGATCCCCGAGGACGATCCGTTCGATGAGGCCAATTGGCCGAAGGCGAATCCAAATTACCCGATCACGCCAAAGCGGGAATTTATGCAAGAGCAGGCAGCCGATGCGAAACTGTCGCCGGCAAACCTGCACGTCTTCAAACGTTACCACGCAAACGTGCTTGTGTCGTCGTTGGACAAAGCGATTGACGACGAACTATGGAAGCGAGCCAAAGGTGAGTTCAGCGATTGGTCACAAGCCGATGCCATCTGCGGTGCGTGGGACATGGGTGGACAGGACGATATGGCGGCAATTGGTCTGTGTGCTAGGTTCGAGACAGGGCTTTTTGAAACGGACCCCAGGACAGGCGAAGTGACCAACGATCCGCTGTATCGGTACGAAGTGGACGCCTACGCGTACCTGAACACCGATGCTGAGAGAGACGTTACCAAAGAACCGTTTTGCCAGTGGGTCGACCAAGGATTGCTAAAGGTCAGCCGCTTTGAAATCAACGACATGCGGCAGCACATCATCAATGAGTGGCGAGAAAGCAATATCCGCACGTGGGCATACGATCCTGCCAACAGTCGCGACTTTGCTCAGTCACTGGAACCGGAAGGCATCGAGGCAATTAAGTTTTACCAAAACGCTGGGATGTACACCGAACCGCTGAGCAACTTCCTGTCGCTGCTAAAAAAAGGTCGGATCAAGCATGACGGAAACGGTTTATTGGCGTGGGCGGCGTCCAACATGGTCATCGTCAATATGAGTCGCAAGGCATCGATCCAGGTGATGCCAGACAAGGCGAACAGTTCGGAAAAGATTGATGCAATCGTTGCGGTCATCATGGCGTTTCGATGTGCTCAAGTTGCACCCGCAAAAAGCAAGGGAGCTTTGTTCGTCACATGAACGCCAACCGATTCCAAAACTTTACCAGCAGCGTTTCGCAGCCTTTGCAGTGGTTGATTGACTGGGTGCGTGGCGGCCACAGTGCCGCAGGCGTTCAGGTCAGTGCGGTCAGCGTCCTGGGCGATGCTTCGGTTTGGGGTGCGGTGCGTCGTATTTCGACCGACGTGGCGAAGATGCCGCTAAACCTACACCGCAAGATTGAACGAGGCACCGAGCTTGCCGACAAAAACCCAGCACACAAGGTTGCTGCGGTCCGACCGAATGACATTCAGACGCCGTTCGTGTTCAAACAGACGTTGATGGTTCACGCACTGTTGGCAGGAAATGGCAAGGCAGCGATCGTAAGGCGTGGCGGTGTGGTGACGGACCTGATTCCGTTGCTTCCGGGCAACAACTTCACATGCATTGTGGAGGGCGAGAAGTGGCACGCCATCATGACCAACTCGGAAGACCAGTTTTGGAAATACAAGGATCGTGTCTATCGGCCTGAGGAGGGCAGCGTTTTTAAGGTTCGGGACGAGGATGTGATCCACGTTCCCGGCCTATCGTTCAACGGAATTTTCGGGCTGTCGATTATCGACGTGCTGAAAGACGTGCTGGGCGTTGGGATTGCGGCACAGAAAGCGG